ATCGCCGACGCGCTCGAGTCCCTCGCCGCCACCACCGCACTCGCGGACCTCGAGCCCGCCATCCACCACAGCCACTGACCCCAGCCCATCCGCCCGAACCCACCGGAAGGACATCGATCCCGTGCTCGCCACCCTCTTCGCCCGCCGCCCCCAGCAGGACACCCCGACCCCCGAGACCCCCGCCACGGACACCGGCGCCGCAGAGACCAACCAGAACCAGCAGCCGGACCGTCCCGAGAACCTGCAGATCAGGTTCCAGACGGTCGGCGGATCCTACGTCGACGTCACCGGAACCGAGTACCTCCAGGACAACCGGTGGCAGTGCCACGGCTGCAAAGCCACCTCGGAATTCCCCCAGCATGACTGGCTCAGCTTCATGCGCAGCAAGGCGAACAAGCACGCCAACGAGTGCCGCGCCATCCACCTCTGACGATCCCACTCCAGGAAGGACACCGATCCCGATGACCGCCACCCCGGCCCCCGGCACCGAGCCGACCCGCCCCGCCGTGGACGGCACCCTCGCGCCCACCGCGCCGGGGCAGCCCCCCATCACGCAGCCCCTCACCCGCACCCAGAAGACCCTCACCGGCGTCGTCGTCGGCGCCGTCCTCATCATCGCCACCCTCGGCTTCATCGGCTCCTACAGCGCCGTCACCCACCTCGCCATCCGCAAGGGCTTCGGCGAGTTCGCCCACGCCTTCCCCATCGCCGTCGACGCCGGCATCATCGCCTTCCTCGCCCTCGACCTCCTCCTCACCTGGCGCCGCATCGGCTTCCCCCTCCTCCGCTACACCGCATGGGGCCTCACCGCCGCCACCATCGCCTTCAACGCCGTCGCCGCCTGGCCCGACCCCGTCGGCGTCTCCATGCACGGCGTCATCCCCGTCCTCTTCGTCATCGCCGTCGAAGCCGCCCGGCACGCCATCGGCCGCATCGCCGACATCACCGCCGACAAGCACCTCGAAGGCCCCAACGCCTCCCGCTGGCTCCTCAACCCGGCCGGCACGTTCATCCTGTGGCGCCGCCAACGCCTGTGGAAGATCCGCCTGTGGGACACCGTCCTCGAGCTCGAGCGGGAGCGCCGCATTTATATCGGGCAGCTCCGCGGCACCTACGGCCGCGGATGGCGCCGCAAGGCCACCGCCGACCAGCTGCTCATCCTCCAGCTGTCCAAGGACGGCATGAGCGTCACCGAGGCCCTCGCGCTCCCCGCCAAGGAGGCGGAGAAGCAGCGCGCCGAGGAGGACCGCATCAAGCGGAACCGGGAGCGCGCCGAAGCCGACCGCCGCCGCCAGGCCGAGAACGAGCGCCGCGAGCAGAAGGAAGCCGACGAAGAGCAGGCCCGCCGCATCGAGGAGGAGCGCCTCGAACTCGAGCGCAAAGCCATCCAGGTCCAGCAGGAGAAGGACGAGGCCAACCGGCAGAAGCTGCTCGCCGACGCCCAGACCCGCGCCGACCTCGCCGAGATCCAGCGGCAGCAGCAGGAGAACGAGGCCGAAGCCGACCGCCGCCGCCAGGCCGCCCAGGACGAAGACGACCGACGCCGGCGCAACGAGCAACTCGAGCACACCCGCCTCATCACGGCCGAGCAGGAGAAGGCTGCCCGAGCCGCTCAGGTTCGCCGCGAGAACGAAGAGCGCGCCCGGAAGGAAGCCGAGAAGAAGCTGGACGCCAGCACCCGCGCCGTCGAGATGCTCCGCCGCGCGGACAGTGCCAGTGCCAAGCAGGCGGCTGCCAGCCGCACTACCAGCCCTGCCAGTGCCAGCGCCGCACCTGCCACCCCGGCTGCCAACACCACGACTGCCAGTGCCAGCCCGGCACCTGCCAACGCCCCCCACCCTGCCAGTGCCAACAGCCCGGCTACCAACGCCAGTCCTGCCAGTGCCAGCGCTGCTACCACCTCTGCCAGCACTACCAACCCGATTGCCACCGACCACGTCGTCGCCACCTACCAGCTGCTGCAGGAGAAGGACGGCAAGGCCCCGTCCGACGCCAGGCTCGGCGAAGCCCTCGGCGTCTCCCGCTCCCGTGCCCAGCAGCTCCGCACCCAGGCCATCAACGACGGCCACCCCGAGCTGGCAAAGCCCCTCCGGATCGCCTCATGACTAGCACTGGCAACTGGCAGCCCACTGCCAATCGACCCGACCGACACCTGCCAGCACTGGCAGAGGAAGACGCGATGGCAACCACCGACTGGCACACCCCTAGCACCCAGGAGCCCCGGCTGGCAGACCCGGCCGGGGTGCCAACCCGCGTCCGCCCCACCCCTGCTGGCAGCCGGCCACTGGCAACTCCGGTCCTGCCAGTGGCACCCGACTGGCCGTCCCGCTGGCACCTCCTCGTCCCCCGCGGCGTACGCAACCTGGCAGAAGCGTGGGGGCTGTGGCAGAACCCGACCCCGCTCATCCCCTCCGACCACCTCACCCAGACGTTGGCCGTCCTCGAGCGCTATGGCTGGGCCCGCTCCCTCGACTTCAGCCCCACCGGCCGGATGTGCATCCGCGGCGGTCAGACCCTCCTCGAGCACACCGGACACGTCACCCCCGCCAACCGGGCCCGCGCCGTCGACTACATGCAGCAAACCCTCCGCGAACACGGCGTCCACGAACCGTTCTTCGCCTGGAACGACCACACCGGCCGCACATTCCCGCAGGTCAAGCACCTCATCACCGCATCCGCCCACGCCGCACGAAAGAACGGAGAATAAGCCGTGACTCCCGAGGAATTCGACCAGGAATTCGGCCCCGAATTCACCCCGCAGCCCACCATCGATCCCACCCCATACGGCTTTTCCCCGCACGCCGTAAAGCCCGTGAAGACCGGTCTCACGCCGCGCGGAAAGGTTGCCCTCGCTATCAGCGCGGCCGCGATCGCCACGGGCGGCATCGTTGGTTACCAGGTGTATTCGGCAGACCAGGCCCAGAGTGAAGCCAAGGCGCAGGAAATCGCCTACAAGAAAGACCTTCTCGAGCTGGAAAAGCTGAAGGTGCAGAGCCAGGTCAACAAGACCCAGGACAGTGCTACCAGCGTCCGGCAGAAGCAGGTCGATGCCTGCGTCGCGAACAGCAAGGACCTCGTCGGCAAGTCCCTGAACAGCAGCTACCGGGACATCGTGGAGGCCTGTCAGGCCCAGTACACGGGCAGCGGCAGCGACGCCGACATGCAGACCGCGGCGTCCTCACATGCCACCTCGGGCGGCGTCAACAGCGGGGTCTTCCTCGTGGGAGGCGTCTTCGTCGTCGGCCTCGTCGTCCTCGTCAGGAAGGGCACCAGGAGCAACGCAGCGTAGTTACTCCCGCCGACCCTTCCGACGGAAAACAGCAAGATCCCCCCACGCCAGAACCTCATGATCGGTCTTCCTTCTGGCGGGGGGCGTCCGGGAGGAACTACCCACAGTAAGGATTGAGATGGCAAGCGACACCGCGCCGGCAGCCGTCCCCGACCCGATCGGCCAGCCCGCGACCGACACCTCAACCGGCCCGGCCACCGGGCCGGTTACCGGCCTGCTCGCCCCCATCGAACCCGCCCGGCCCACCTCTGCGGCCTTCAACCTGGACCCGTCCGCCGTCGCCCCCGACGCCGCCGGAAGCGTCGATCAGGCCCCCGCCAGCGCCTCCAGCTCCACCTACCAGAACGACACCGACATCACGGGCGCCAAGGACGGAAAGAACAGCAGCAACAAGCAGCAGACCGGAGTGATGCGCGCATTTGCACTGGCTGCTATCGAGCGGTGGAAGAAAGGCGCCGACGCACGCAACAAACGCCTCGACATTCAGAAGGCGAAAGCAAGTGCACACCAGACGAAGGAATCCCGCACCGTCAACCGGTCCGAAAAGTTTGCGGGCGGGTCCACGAATTCCGGCACGGCGTCCGGTAAGTCGCTGGATTCCAAGACGCACAAGGGTGCGGGCGGCTCCGGAAACGGCGGATCGAAGAACGGTTCGCAGAAGAACGGCGGGTCGAAGAACAGCAGCTCAGGCAACGGTTCGGGGGGCGGTTCCCGGTCTGGCGGACGTTCCGGCAGTGGTGGCGCGTCGGGATCGGGAGGGTCCGCCGGTGGCCGCGGCTCGAGCGGAGCGTCCGGCCGCGGCGCCGCTGGGAACAGCAACAGCGGAACCTCCCCCAAGACTTCGAAGACCGACTTCAAAGGCCACAGCGGGTCCTCCCAGAACGGCACCGACAGCAAGAAGAACGGCCGCAAGGACGCGGCTGGCACCAAGACGGACACGGCGACCTGCGGCGACTCCTCCGGGATCAGCCTGACCAAGGACAAGAAGAGCAAGAACCGCGACAACAAGTCCGACGCCCGGAAGAACGGTCGTACCGACACCACGGACGCCAAGGGCAGCAGCAAGGACACCACGTCCGGCAGGACCAGCAACGGCAAGGGCGCGGACGCGGTCGGGTCTTCCGCCAAGCCGTCCAACGCCGGCGACACCAAGACCGGCACCGACCCCAAGAAGGTCGACCTCGAGAAGAAGGACACCAAGACCGGCAAGACCCGAAAGAGCAGCAAGGACAGCAACCCGGCCGCCAGCGGCACGCCGATCAACACCCAGCCGTCCCGCGAAGCCGGATACCGCGACGGATCCCGCACCGCCAAGGCCACCGCCCACGTCAAGGCCTACCGCGACGGCTTCAAAGACGGCCACCACGACACCAGCAAAGCCGCCGAACGAGAGAAGCAGCGTCTCGACGAGGCGCACGAGGCACGCAAGCAGCAGCGAGCAAAGGACCAGCCCGTGACCGCCTCCAGCGCCGACCACCAGCCCCAAGGCCCCCAGCCCATCGACGTCAAAGAGGTCACCGACACCCACGTCACCCTCGACAGCGGGAAGACCTACACCCGCGGCGAGGTCCGCAACCTCAAGCAGTACGAACGCCGCATGGCCGTGAAGGCCACCAACATGGGCAAGGCCGCCGAAGGCACCCGCCAGCTCGAGGCCCACGCCGAACAGCAAGCCGACAAGGCCTTCAAGTTCCTCGAGATGGCCAAGACCGTCGAAGGCGGCGACCGGTTCGTCGGCATCCTCACCCGCCTCCACGAGGCCGCCACCATCCAGATCCGCGAAGCCCAGGAACTCCACAAGCGAGTCGTCCGCGCAGCTGAGAACACCCGCGTCGTCCTCGTCAACGTCGAGATCCGTTACGGCGGGATCTACAAGGCCGTCTGCGAAAGCCCCCTGACCAAGCCCGCCGAACTCAACTGGTACAGGAAGTAGCCCCCATGGCAGACACCCGCTACGAACAGTTCCTCCGGCTCGTCACCGACTTCGGCAACGAGATCATGGCCGACGCCGAAGCCCTCCGCGGCTGGTCCCAGTTCATCGACGGCGAATCCCGCGACACCGCCCACGTCGCCGACATGATCTCCGCGAAGCGCGTCGACAAGGACACCGTCGGCGAAACCCAGGAACTCGCGAAGATCATGCTCGGGGTGTCCGAGCAGGCCATCCAATACGCCTCCGCCGGGGACACCACCACCCGCCTCGCCCGAGCCAGCCACGACGAAGCCGTCAACAGCCACCAGGCCATCAGCGAGCAGGTCAACGCCTCACCCGCAGTCGGCATCCACGACGTCGACAACGACTGGCTCACCCAGGAATAGCCCCGCTACGCCCGCCCCCGAACCCGCCGCACCCTCGAAGGAATCCCCGATGAGCATCAACGCGAACACCACCAGCCAGCCCGCCGCCAGCACCACAGAACGCCGTATCGCCAGCATCACCAGCGCCGCCCCCATCGTCATCGGCATGGGCTCCCCCTTCCTCGACGGCAGCGCCGCCTTCCTCACCACACTCGCCTACGGCAGCGTTGCCGCCCTCACCACCGCCAACTACATGAACCGGCTCCCACCCGGCCTGCAGAACCATCTCCCGGCCGCCGACATCCTCCGCGCCCACCGCACCCCCCTGGCCATCTCCACCCTCACCAGCGGCATGGCACTCGCCCTCGGCGTCCTCCAGGGCCCCGATGGCGCCGACGCCCTCCTGGCCGGCTTCCTGACCCCGCTCAGCGTGCCAGGCATCGTCTCCCTCGGCTGGTGGGCCGCCGTCGGCTTCGTCCCCCTCAAACTCCGCAAGGTCCTCGGCCGCGTCCGCATCCCCAAGCAGCCTGCTCCCGCGGCCGATGCACCCAGCCCCACACCCGAACCCCTCACCCCCGCAGAGCAGATCGCCTACCGCTGGCACCAGATCGTCTCCAACCGGGAAACCGGCACCCACAGGGGCCAGAACATCGAGATCCGCACCCTGTCCACGATGCGCTGGCAAGGCACCATCACCGCCCCCGCAGGCCAGTCCGTCACCGTCACCGCCGACACCGTCTCCAGCGCCTACCAGTCCACCCCCTACCAGGTCCGCGCCGCCTGGATCCGCTTCGAGGACGGCGCCCACTCCGGCGAACGCCACATCACCGTCAACCTGGTCCCGCCCCTCGAACTCGACACCAACACCCTCCAAGGCGCCTGGCGCAAGTGGGCCGCACGCTCCGGCGGCGTCATGGCCGGCACCCACCTCGAAGACGTCCAGACCGACCCCAACACCGGCGGCGAAGTCGCCCACGTCACCGCAGGAGAGAACCTCGACAAGCTGCCCGTCCCCGACCGGGCCGCCCTCGCCGGCGCCCTCCGTACCAACACCCTCCTCTGCTCCTACGCCCCCGTCCCCGGAGACCCCCGCCGCGGCATCATCCGCCTGATGAAGCACAACCCCCTCAAGAAGGGCGTCCCGTTCCCCGGCACCCACGTCCTGAAGATCTCCAAGGGCGGCTACGTCCAGATCGGCCAGCACGTCTCCGGATTCCCCGCCCGCATCCAGTTCGTCGACCCCAAACTGGGCGCCAAGCACCTCTTCATCGCCGGGGTCACCGGATCCGGCAAGGGCGGCCTCATCCAGATCGTCGCCCTCGCCGACCACGTCAACGGCCACGCCATCATCTACGCCGACCCCAAGGGCTCCTCCAACCCAGACGTCGAAGAGATGGCCTGCTACCCCGGCCTCGGCGAAGACGGCTGCATGGGAGCCCTGCGCGTCGCCTACGCCCTGCTGCAGTGGCGGATCGAAGAGTCCGCGCGGCTGAAGATGAAGAACTTCATCGCCACGCCCGAACGCCCCTGGGTCCGCGTCATCCTCGACGAAGCCCACGTCCCACTGTCCGAACTGGTCCAGTACCGCAAGGAAGCCCGGATCATCGTCGAAGCCCTGGCGGCCAAGGCCCGCTCGCTCGGCATCATCCTGACCGTCGTCAACCAGGCCGTGAACGCCGACAAGCTCGGCGGCTCCACCGCCTTGCGAACCAACGTCATCCAGGGCGGCTCCCTCGTCATGCTCCGCACCGACTCCGACCAGAGCAACCTCGTCACCACCGGCTTCGAAGGCGTCGACCCCGGCCAGATCCCCGCCGCCTGGGACGTCGACCGCCCGCTCATCTACGACGAGAGCATCGCCCTCCAGGACCCCGAATCCACCTTCGGCCTCGGCTACACCCTCGGCCCCGGCGGAGCCGCCGAAATGATGCGCGACTTCATCCTCGAGTCCGCCGCCCCCTACATCGACGAGACCGCCATCGCCTACCCCGCCGACTGGCCCGACTGGGACAACCGGCACGAGATCGCCCAGACGTCCATCCTCGGCGACGACGAAGACGAGGGCATCGTCATGGAAAGCAGCACCGGCGGCAGCGCCACCCTGGCCGGCCCGCCGAAGGAACCCACCGCCGACGAGAAGATCCTCGCCGTCCTCCAGGACGCCGCCGACCCGATGGGCGAAGAGGTCATCTACACGCACAAGGACGACATCGAGAAGCTCGCCGCGCTCACCACCTCCACCCTTGAGAACCGGCTTTCACGGCTGGTCAAGGAGGGGCGAATCCACCGCATGCCCGGCAGCGGCCAGGCCGTCCGCGGTAAGTACGGCCTCGGCCCCACCCCGAACGACGCCGCCGCCTGACCGGCCCGGGGGGAAGCGCCTCAGACAAACCCCCGCCCGTACGCCACCATCAGAACTGCACGGCCCGGAGCTCCGGAAGCGTCCCCCCGCCCCAAGCACCGCAAGCCGCGCAACACCCAGCTCGGACCAGCCCACCCCAGGCCCCCGAGCACAACGGCCCCGCCAGTCATCCCCAGACCGGCGGGGCCGACCCATACCCGCACACGGGACCGCCCGGGGGGAAGGCAGCTCAGACAAACCCCCCAACCTGCGACAGCATCAACACCAAGCCGAAGTGCTCCGGCCGCGTCCGCCCCAAGCACCCAGGCACACCACGGCCCCGCCCGCCCAACTTCCCCGGGCAGCGGGGCCGGCCCGCAGACGAGGGAGCCGAACGTGCACGACCAGCCCACCGCGCTCGAGGAATACGACTGGCCGACCTGCAGCACTCCCCAATGCGGGCGGCAACTCTGGATCACCGAAACCGGACGCCAGGCCTGCCGCCCCTGCGAAGACGCCACCAGCCGCCGCATCACCGAACTCCCCGCCCTGTTCCGGCAGCTCAACACCACAGCCGCCCTCATGCGCGGCGCCAGCCGGATAGGCGGCGGCAACTCCGGCAGCAAAACCCCGCCCATCCCGCCCCGGCTCGAAGTTCTCGCCCTCGTCGGCCCCGGCGGCGTCGCAGCCCGACTCCGGGACATCGAGGACTCGTGGCGCAACGCGCTCGACTGGCCCATCGCTCCGTGGCGCGGCAGCCCGGCGCAGGCCGTCCCCGCCCACGCCAAGTTCCTTGCCGACAACCTGCTGTGGGCATGCGGGTCCTACGAATCCGTCGGCCAGGACATCGACGACCTCCGTAAACTCCACGGCGAATGCACCGCCATCGTCAACAACGAACGCCGACCCGGACGCGTCGCCATCGGCCTATGCCCCACCCGCACCAACGACACCCTCTGCGGACAGCCACTCACCGCCACAGCCGCCTCCCACCGCGTCCGATGCGGCACCTGCGGAAGCCGCTGGGAAACCCTCGGAGAGTGGCGCCAGCTTCGCACCGCACAAGAGCAAGTGCTCGCTGAAACGGCAGGAGTCGCGGCGTGACCGGCCGCTCCCTCCCGGTGCTGCAGCCCACACTCCGCATGTGGCAGATCCTCCGCCACTGCTACCGCGGCGAAGACCCCGTCGCCGTCCTCGGACGCGGCCTCGACATGCTCGCCCAAGCCGACGGCCACCTCCACCCCGGCGGCAGCATCAAAACCGGGATCGGCGGCAGGCCCACAGTCAGAAGGCAGCCGTGAGCGAGATCGCCGACTTCCTGCGGGCCCGGTACACGGAAGATGGCGCAGCGATCCGCGCCAACTGGAATGCCAGCGGCATCACTTCGCAGCGGTATCAGGGCACCCCTATCGACCCGACGCGGCTCCTTGCCGACCTCGACGCCAAGCTCGCCCTCATCGACGACCTGCTCGCCGAGGGCCATCAGACGGTCGATGACGAGTGGTACACCTGCCCCGCCGTCGTCGACCAGCAACTGGGTTTCGAGTCGGGACGTGGCGGCCCCTGTGGCTGCGGACGTGACAGGCGCGTCAACCGGCGACTCGCCATCCTTGCCCTGCCCTACGCCGGATACCCCGACTACCGGAACGAGTGGGCGCCGTGAACGAGCAGCCCAAAGCCGCCGCCGATCACCGATGAACACAGCGGCCGAGAGGTGCCCAGGAGAGACGGGCTTGACAGATCGCCCATCTGTAAGTCACATTCTTGATCGTGGCACACGAGTCACAACACGCTCCTTAAGCCCCCGCCGTGAACACACCGGTCGGGGGCTTTCTCGTACCACGAGGAGGTGACGTGGTCGCCTACCCCAACCCAGACGGCATAGAAATCCACTTCGCCCAACTCGAAGGCAGCCGCGACCTCGGCGACCTCTGGGAAGCCGCCCGCACCGCAGGCGTAAAACCCGGCACCATCCGCGTCTGGATGACCAGAGGAAAGATCGAACCCGTCCTCGACGGCCCAGCCGGCCAGTACTTCCACCTCCCCACCATCCGGCAAGCAGCAGCAGGCGGCGCCAAACACCGCCCCGCCGACCCCGCCGCAAACAGCCGCGGACCCCACGCCCGCGCCGCCTGATCTCCCTGCGGTGGGCGCCGCAGGGACGGGCCTCGAAGCGCACCGCGCTCGGCCCACGTCCGCCCGGCCCTTGGGAAGGGGACCGGGCGGACACAAACCCCGAACGTCCCGCCGCCCAATCGGACCCCCGCCGAGGGCGGCGGGACTCGCCAACACCCCCACACCAGGAGAACCGTGCGCCGCCCCCTCATCACCGCCCTGTTCGTCGCCGCGTTCCTCGTCGGACCCGTCGCCTGCACCCACGACAACCCCAGCCCCGCACCCAGCACCACGACGGCAACACCGAGCAAGCCGCCGAGCACGGCGCCATCCACGACACTCCAGCCGACCCCGCCCGTGTCGCCTTCGCCCACGCCCACGCCGACCACTGCACCGAGCGCGCCGAACCCCACACCCAGCGCCACCACGCCATAGACCTGGGGGTGCCATGCGCCGCATCCTCACAACCGCCGCACTCGCCGCCGGCCTCCTGCTCGCCAGCCTCACCGCACCCACCGCGGCCGGCAGCACCCCGACCTGGCACCTACGCTTCACCGACGGATTCAACACCCCCGTCGCCAAGGGCCGTTTCACGGACTGCAATCACGCCGTGGACACCCCGAAGGCGTACTGCGGCGGCCTCACCGGCACCGTCCGCGCCAGCTGGTGGGCGTACCCCGCGGGCTGGCCCGACACCGCCACCCAACGCCACTATCCGGTCGGCGGCTACTACGACCCCGCCACCACCCTGTGGATCTCCGGTGGACAGCTCCACATCCGCATGTGGCGCGGCGCCTCCGGCCCCGTCCACTCCGCGACCGTCGTCCCCAAGGCCCTGATGGGCCAGCGGTACGGCCGGTACGAGGAACGATGGCGCGTCTCCAAGGCCGCGACCGGCTACAAGAGCGCGCACCTGCTCTGGCCCGTGACGGACAGCGCCTGCCCCAACTGCGAAATCGACTTCCCCGAAGGTAACTGGACGGGCAGCGTCAACGGCTACGCCCACCACCTCAACAGCATCGGCGGCGACCAGGACGCCTACGACGCCCGCGCAAAGTGGACCGACTGGCACACCACGGTGATCACCTGGCAGCCCGGCAGCGTCACCCTGGCCATCGACGGGCGCACGGCCGGCCACAGCACCACGGCCGTCCCCAACACCGCCATGAGCTGGGACATCCAGAACGAGACCGCCCTCGAAGGGCCAGCCCCGGCACCGAACACCAGCGCCCAGATGGACATCGAGTACGTTAAGGGCTGGTCGTGGAGCTGACGTCGGAGGAAGCATGACTACGCGCTATGTGCTGCTGCTGTGGCACCTGGACCGCTCCGGCATCCAGCAGGCTTTCGGGCCCTACGACAGCGAGGCTGAAGCCGAACGCGCTCGCGACGGACTCAAGACGTGGCCCGCACTCAACGCCGCCACAAACGCCGACTGCTGGACCATTCAGCCCTGCACGGCAACAGCTTGACCGTCAGCCCAGCGACGCGGCGAACTTCCCCGCCTTCGCTTCAGCCGACGACACGGTGACCTTCCCCCGGTGCGAGATCTCCACCTGGTAGAACTTCGAGCCCTCCGGGACACCCGGCACCTTCACGGCGAACACGCACGGAGCCGTCGAATCCTCGCTGGCGTATCGGCCAGCACCCAACGCGCCCGTACCGAGAACCTTCCCCTCAGCGTCGTACACCGTTACCCCGGCGCCCTGACGGATGTCGCCATAACCGTCCGACCCGCCGCACGCCTTGTGGTCGAAATCCAGCGCCGTCGGATCGGTCAACGTCATCGACCCCCGCAGCGTGAACGTCTTCGGCGCGCTCGATCCGCCGTCGGACAGGCCCCACACCAAACCCACGGCGCCCGCCCCAACGACAAGACCGGCAAGCCCGGTCACCAGCGGACGCGGCCAACGCCTCCCTGCAGCAGGCGGATTCTCGGGCAACGGCGGCACGGCAGGCGCATCGGTCAGCTCAGACATGCCGCGAATGATGACAGCCCACACACAAGGCGTACACGCCAACGACCAGATCGTGACCAGCGCGGAAGGAGTTGACGGTGCCGTCCATCGTCCAGAACATCGCCCTCGGCAAGGTCGCCTACTACGCGTCCCTCCCCGCCGCCAACGACGCCCTCATCGCCGTGCCCATCGAAACCGCAGGCATCGTCTCCGATGCAACCATGCGGGACTACCACGACCTGCAGACCCTCCTCGCCGGCGCGAGCAACGAGCAGACGACCATGGGCCGCAAGACTTTGTCGGGCGTGACCGTGACCGTCGACGACACCAACGACCGCGTGGCTGTCGACTCCGCAGACATCGTCTGGACAGGTGCAACGGGCAACCCGATCAGCGCGATCGTCATCTGCTACGTGCCCGACAACACCGCACCGAACGACGCGACAACGATCCCGCTGACGAAACACGATTTCGCTTTGACCCCCGACGGCAGCGATATCGCAGCAACTGTTGCGGACTTCTACCGCGCCAACAGCGCCGCCTGACCCCGGCCGCCCGGGAGGGATGAACCATGGCGCTCATCTCCACCCTCGTCGACGACTTCAACGACGGCATCGTCGACCCCGCGAAATGGCCCAACAGCTTCGGCACATACTCGGAGGTCGGCGGCCGCGCCCGCGTCTCCTGCGACACCGGCTTCAACGCCTACAGCTCAGCCCTCGCGTACACGCTCGCCGGATCCTCGATCTACCTGCGCGGCTACCCGCCCGCGGCAGGAGGCGCCACCACCGAAGCGTGGGCGCAGATCCTCATCAAGTCGAGCACAGGCGGCACGGACCTCGGCTTCGAGCTGAGAGCGTTGACCGGCGAACTCGTCATGTTCTCCCGCACCGGATTCTTCGACGCCGCAGCCGTGAACATCCCCTACTCGCCAACCGCTCACGCGTGGCTCCGAGTACGGGAAACAGGCGGCACGGTCTCCTGGGACACCAGCCCCGATGCCGCGACCTGGACCACCCGGCGCACCCTCGCCAGTCCGGCATGGGTCGCCGACGCCAATCTTGAGTTCCAGCTCATCGCCCACCGCGACAGCGGCACCGCCGACTTCGCCGAGTTCGACAACGTCAACATCACCGGAACCCGCGTCGCCCTCGGTACGGCCGGCGAGACGGACACCGCGCGGACGCTCGGCGCCCGGAAGACGAAGCTCCCGCCCCTCGCGACCGGCATCGAGACGGCCGTCGCACTGGGCCGACGCAAGACCCACACCCTCACGCCAGCAGCCGAGATCGCGACGGCCGTAACCCTGGGTTCCCGCGTGGGTGACGACGACATCGACGTCACCATCGGCCAGCCCTACAGCCCATGGACCGCAGGCCAACCGACAGGCGCGTCGTGGTCCGTGGGCGAACCGCATTGAGAGGTGGTGGACATGCAACTGCCCGCCACCACCACCGAATACGTCCGCATCCCCGTCACCCCACCTGCCGGAGTCAACATCACCGGCACCCCACCGAAGCTCGCGTTCCTGCCCACCTCGAACCGCGGCAACCCGACGGTCACCGACTGGCAGACCGGGACGTGGGCCAACGGCACCGAGGCGCGGCTCCTCGTCGGACCCGACAGTGGCGCGCTCACCCTGGCCGCAGGCGACTACCGCGTCTACGTGTCCTTCGACCCACCCGGCTCCGAGAACATCGTCCGCCTGTCCGGCTACCTCGGCATCACGTAGAGGGAGGATCGCGTGAGGAAGCGCAAGCCGCCGCACCGGCAGCCACGCGGGCCACGCGCCACACTCCCCACCGCGCGACCGCAGACACCAGGCCCGCCATGCGGACCCAACCTGCACCCCGAGATCAGCAGCGACCCGTGGTGGACCCACAACCACAACCTGTGCGGATGCTGGCACCAACACGACGAATGCCCCTGCGATCTCGTCGCCCACGTACCCGCCCACCTCGCAGCAGGCTGCACCTGCTGACCGCAGCGAGGAGGCCGCCATGCCACGACGAACCGGCTGGCGCGTCTGCTCAACACCGCGATGCCCCGAGTTCACGGACAAGGGCGGCAAGTGTGACGGCTGCCGATCCGAGGCAGAGCAGCGACGTGGCACGGCACGGCAACGCGGATACGGCAAGCAACACGAGCAGCGCTTCAGACCCGGCGTGCTGGCCCGCGATCCACTGTGCGTCTGTGCCGAGGAGAGCCACGGTCACGGCTCACCCTGCGGCCAACGATCCGTACACGCCGACCACTGGCCACTCAGCCGACGCGAGCTCACAGCCCAAGGCCTGGACCCCGACGACCCGAAGCACGGACGCGGACTGTGCCAGAGCTGTCATGCCAAGGAGACCGCCGTTGCCCAGCCGGGAGGATGGAACCAGTGACCGCGCTCGGCATCCTCCTCGCTCACCTGGTCGGCGACTACCTGACCCAGTCCCACTGGATGGCAACCGAGAAGACCAAGCGCTGGTGGCCAGCATGGGCGCACGCCATCACCTACGGCCTGCCGTTCATCCTCATCACGAGGTCAGTGCCGGCTCTCGTTGTGATCGTCGCGACTCATGCAGTCATCGATCACTACCGGCTTGCTCGGCACATCGTCTGGGCCAAGAACTTCCTCGCCCCAAAGGCCTACTGGCACCCATGGTCAGAGTGCTCGGCGACGGGCTACCACCAGGACCAGCCGGCCTGGCTCGCCGTCTGGCTGATGATCATTGCCGACAACACCATGCACCTGGTGATCAACGCGGCGTCGGTGCGGTGGCTGTGATGGTCACTCCCGGTGACGGAGGCTTGATCATCCCCACCCGGGGGACGGTCCAAGGTGATTCACTCTGGACCGCCGGGGAGGGACACAAGGTGTGCGTCAAATTCAAAACTTTCAGAGATCAACTTCGCCTTGATCGTTAGTCACGTACCGTGACAGTCCGGAGCAAGATCGGGAACAGTGGGCGGCCCGCGATCGTTGAATTGACGTGAGCAACTCCCGTCTCTGCCGCGGCTGTCAGCAGCCGTTCCCTATCGGTGCGCGCGAGCGCAACCCGCGTGTTTGGTGCAGCGACTCGTGCCGCCGGTGGGCGGGTCTTCATCCGGGCGAAGTACGATCCACGCAGCGAACCTGCATGGGGTGTAAGGCCGACATCTCCCATCGGCCGATGCAAGCCAAGTGGTGCTCGAAGCGCTGCTTCGAGACCGTCAAGGGGACGCGGCGAAGTACGCCACTGCTGGGCGCCATCTGCGCTCTCGCGGAGTGCGGAGCCCCTTTCCAGCCGAAGCAGGAAGGGCAGCGCTGCTGCTCGGAGAAGCACGGCAAGCTCCAATACAACCGCGAGTCGCGCGCCGACGGACGTCAGAAGTCCTCGGTGTGGAACGACAAGCGCCGCGACAACTACCACCGCCGCCGGGCCTTGAAGAAGGCCACGGCAACTGGCGAACCGGTGCTGTTCGCGGAGATAGCGGAGCGGGACCGCTGGCGTTGCTCCCTCTGTAAGAAGGTCGTGAATCCGGCGGTGAAGTGGCCGGACCCGAAGAGCCCGAGCCTGGATCACGTGGTGCCGCTCTCGAAGGGCGGCGCGCACGATCCCTCGAATGTCGCCTTGGCGCACCTGGGGTGCAACACGGCGAAGAACAACCGTGGCGGCGGCGAGCAACTGATGCTGATCGGCTAAGCACCGTGCGGGAGGATATGGCAGCCTCCCTGCGTTTCGCCTGCAGTACGACACCGGAGCCCCCGCATCGTCGGGGGTTCCGCCATGTCTGGACCGGCTGTGCGCAAGGCCAGCCGGGTGTGATCGCCGCAATGGCGTGATCAAGGAGTTCGACATGCAGTGGTTTCTGCTGGGTACGGCGCTGTGGCTTGTGCTGGGCGCCCTTTCCTCGGTGACCTCGGTCGGTAAGGAGAGGAAGCCGATCTCTGGAGGTACGGCCGCCGTAGGAGTGCTGATCCATGGGGCGTTGGCCGCCGGGCTGATCGTCGCTGCAGTGGGGTGGTCGCATGCCTAGCGGCGGTGCGCGTGCACGCTCCGGTCCTGCCCCTGACCCGACTGCGCTGCGGCGTGACCGGGATGCCGGCGAGTGGACGATCCTGCCTGCGGAGGGCCGACAGGGCGCAACGCCCGAGTGGCCGCTGACCGAGCAGACGATCCGTGAAGCCGACCTGTGGGGCGCCTTGTGGCGGAAGCCACAGGCGATCATGTGGGAGCGGTATGGCCAGGAGTTCGAGGTGGCGCTGTACGTGCGCCGCTTCTCCGAGGCCGAGTTGATGGACTCCCGGGTGAATCTGTCGACGCTAATCCGGCAGATGGCGGACTCGCTGGGTCTGACGACGCCGGGGATGCGGGCGAACCGGTGGCGGATCGCGGTCGATGAGGTCGCGGAGCGCCGTGAGGGGGCCGGGAAGCAGCAGCCGGCCACGCGGCGCGCGGCTCGGGATCGTTTCAAGGTCGTGCCCGGTGACGGGGGCGAGTGAGCAGGTCGTCCAGTGGCCCACGCTCGGCTTTCTGATCGCGGACTGGGTTGAGGCGCACTGCGTCATCCCGGACGGGTTCTCTGCTGGTGAGCCGTATGTTCTGACGGACGAGATGCTGTGGTTCTTCCTGAACCACTACCGGGTGAAGCCCGGGGCGACGCGCGAGCGCTCGATGTTGTCGCCAGCGTCGGCGTTCCATTTCCGGCGTAGCCAGCTGGTCCGTCCGCAGAAGTGGGGCAAGGGACCGTTGACTGCCGCGCAGGTCTGCGTGGAGGGTGTCGGGCCTGCCGTGTTCGCCGGTTGGGCGGCTGGCGGCGAGGTCTACGACTGCCGGGTTCACGGCTGCGGCTGTGGCTGGGTGTTCGAGTACGAGCCGGGCGATCCGATGGGTATGCCGTGGCCGACGCCGCTGATTCAGATCACGGCGTTCTCGGAGGAGCAGACCGACAACATTTACGGCGCCCTCAGGCCGATGATCGACAAGGGTCCGTTGTCGGAGCTGATTCCGAAGACGGGCGAGGAGTTCATCCGCCTTCCGGGTGGCGGCCGCGTCGACACGGTGACGTCGTCGGCCCAGTCTCGCCTCGGCCAGCGCGTGACGTTCGTGCCTCAGGACGAGACTGGCATCTGGACGACTGAGAACAAGATGCAGAAGGTTGCCGATACGCAGCGGCGTGGCCTGGCGGGTATGGGTGGCCGGTCGACGGAGACGACGAACGGCTGGGACCCGTCGGAGAACAGCGTGGCGCAGCGGTCGTTCGAGGCGAAGGTCCAGGACATCTTCCGGGACTTTCGCAAGGCGCCGGCCGATCTGAACTACGCCAAGAAGACGGACCGTCGGAAGATCCATAAGGCGGTGTACGGCGACTCCTGGTGGGTCGACCTCGACGCGATCGAGGCCGAGGCCGCGGAGTTGCTGGAGCGTGACCAGGCGCAGGCGGAGCGGTTCTTCGGGAACCGGATCACGGCCGGTACCGGTACATGGCTGGCCCGGGATCGTTGGGATCTGCGGGCGGTACCCCGTGAAGTCCCGGACGGTACGCCTGTTGTCCTCGGCTTCGACGGCTCGGACATCGACGACTGGACCGGCATCCGCGCCGAGACGCTGGACGGCTATCAGTTCACACCGGTGTACAGCTCGCTGGAACTGCCGACTATCTGGGATCCAGCCGAGTGGGGCGGTCAGACGCCGCGGCTTGAGGTAGATGCGGCGGTGGATGAACTGATGCGTCGCTATCGGGTGGTGCGCATGTACTGCGATCCGCCGTACTGGCCAACCGAGGTCGATACCTGGGCGGAGCGGTACGGCGAGAAGCGCGTGGTCCGCTGGTACACGCACCGGGATGTTCAGACGCATGCGGCCTGCGAGCGCCTGTTGACGGACGTGACAAAGGCCGACAGCGGATTCACGCACGACGGTTGCGAAGACACATCGGCGCACGTGGGGCACGCGCGGAGGGCGGCCCGCACCGCTGGCCGCTACGTGCTCCGGAAGGCCGCGCCCCATCAAAAGATCGACATGGCGATGGTGTCCATCCTCGCCCACGAGGCGGCGGGCGACGCAATCGCAGCTGGCCAGGCCCGGCCGAAGGTTTCCCGGAAGACGACTGTGATGCGCTGACGATGACGGGGGTGACCTGTGGCCCTCGACCTCGAGCCGGATGCCTGGCTGAAGCGGCTGATTGCGGCGCACGACAACGACCTGCCGCAGCTGCGGTTGATGGACAGCTACTACGAGGGCACGCAGCCTCTGTCGTATCTGGCGCCGGAGATCCAGTCGGAGCTGTCGGACCGGATGCGGCAGCTGGTCATCAACTGGCCGCAGCTGGTCGTCGATGCGCTGGATGAGCGGCTGGACGTCGAGGGTTTCCGGTACGCGGACTCGGAGACGACGGCCGAGGATCTGTGGTCGGTGTGGCAGGCCTCCGACATGGACGAGGGCAGTCAGCAGGCCCACGTTGACGCGCTGGCGCTGAAGCGCTCCTATGTGATCATCGGTGCGAACGAGACCGACGAGTCGACGCCGATCATCACGGCCGAGTCCGCGCTGGAAGTCTTCGCCGAGCGGGATCCGCGGACGCGTCAGGTGATGGCGGCGATCAAGCGGTGGGATGAGCCCGCGGCGGCCGGGTCCGCTCCGGTGAAGTGGGCGACGCTGTATCTACCGAAGAAGCGGTGCACGTTCGAGCAGCAGAAGGGCGTCTGGGTCGAAGTCGACCGGGACGAGCACAACGTGGGCCAGGTGCTGGTGGTACCGCTGGCGAACCGGCCGCGGCTTCGGCATCTGGACGGCACGTCTGAGCTGCGTTCGGTGATTCCGATCTCGGACGCGGCATGCAAGATCGCCTCGGACATGATGGTGTCTGCGGAGTATCACGCGATGCCGCGCCGGTGGGCGACGGGCATGTCCCGGGATGATTTCGCCGACGAGAACGGGCAGCCGCTCGGCGCAATGTCGTCACTGGCGGGCCGTCTGTGGGTGAACGAGGGCGAGAGCGTCAAGTTCGGCCAGTTCCCCGAGGCGCAGCTCTCGAACTTCCACGAGACGATCAACGTTCTTGCCCGGCTGGTGGCCGCCCTGACAGGCCTGCCTCCCGCGTTCCTCGGCCTGGCCACCGACCAGCCGCCGTCGGCGGATGCGATCCGTGCGTCGGAGGCCCGCCTGGTGAAGCGTGCGGAACGCAGGCAGCGGGCGTTCGGTGAGGCGTGGGAGAGGGTGATGAGGCTCGTTCTGCTCGTGCGGGACGGCGACTTGGACCCGCGGACCCGCAAGCTGGAGACGGTCTGGCGGGACCCGGCGACGCCGACCTACGCCCAGAAGGCGGACGCGGTCGTCAAGCTGCACACCAGCGGCATTCTGCCGACGGAGCAGGCCTGGGAGGACCTCGGCTACTCGGCGGTGCAGCGGGACCGGATGCGGGGCATGCAGGATGAAGCCCTGACCCGTATGACCGCGATGGATCTACAGCAGCTGTCTACGGCCCAGCCGGAGCCGCAGCCCTTCGAGGCCCCTCCGGGAGGCTGACGTGGCCGTTGTGACGCAGGCGCACCAGGAGGTCGTCGACGCCTACGGGCGGGCCCAGCAGCGGGCTGTCATTCAGACGACGGTCACGCTCGAGCGGCTGTGGAAGGAACTCGCGGCCACGGACCTTTCGCGGTCCTGGTTGGGAGGCTTGGGTGCGGCGATGGTCCGGGCTGTTTCCGTCGGCCAGCTGGTCGCGGCATCGACGGGTCAGCCGTACATCGAGGCGATGGTCCGGATGGACGGGCTGTCGAGCGACTACCTGGAGCAGGCGGCGCGTGTGGATGCCCGGTCGTTTTCGGGTGTCGCTGCGGACGGCCGGACGCTGGACTCGCTGCTGTACCTGCCGGTGATCCGCACGAAGACCCTGATCGGCAATGGCTTGACGCTCCAGGAGGCCATGCTCGCCGGGCAGGCCCAGCTACTACGCATGGCCGCCTCGGAGGTCGCCGATGCGGGCCGCGGCGCGGCCGGTGTGGCGATGGTCGCGAACCGCACGGTGACTGGCTACGTCCGGATGGTCCGCTCGGGGGCGTGCGCACGCTGCGCGATTCTCGCGGGCCGCTGGTACCGCTGGAACGCCGACTTCCAACGCCATAAGCGCTGCCAGTGTTATGGCACGCCCGCGACAGAGGCCCGCCCGGGTCGCCGCACGAACCCGATGTCGTTCTTCAACGGCCTGTCCCGCGCTGAGCAGGATCGCCGGTTCACGATCGGCGGCGCTGAGGCGATCCGGAACGGCGCGGACATCTACAAGGTCGTCAATGCGAGCCGCAGCGTACAAACGCTGGACGCCTACGGGCAGAAGGTCGTAGCCACGCTTGAGGGCACGACGCGCCGTGGGGAGTTCTTCCAGCAGATGCGTCGCGAGGCGGAGCAGAGGACCGGGCAGCGGTTCGCCCGTACCGGCGCCGACGTCGAGCAGGGCCTGCCCCGGTTCCACCTCCGGACGCCACGGCTGACCCCCGGCGAGATTCTGCGGCTGTCCGAGGACCGCGACGAGCTGATCAGGATGCTCAAGCGCTTCGGTTATCTCAACTAGCCGATTCCGGGCAAGGGCCAACCACTGAACTATCACCGAGGGGTCCCGCAATGGGGCCCCTTTCGCATGTCCACAAGAAGGGGCGGACGCAATGTCCACCGAGATCGAGATCACGAAGGTCCCGGCAACCGGGATCGCCTGGTTCAACCTGTCCCGACACGACGACCCCGAGCCGTCCGACCCGGAGCCTGCTCCGGAACCGGCGGACGACCCCGCAGACCCTGAGCCCGAGCCGGATCCTGCAGACGATCCGGCGGACCCCGAGCCCGAGCCGGAGCCCGAGGGCGCCGACAAGCTCGGCGACGCGGGCAAGAAAGCCCTCGACCGCATGAAGGCCGAGAAGGCGGAAGCCCGGAAGGCCGCGGCCGCGGAGAAGAAGCGCGCTGACGACCTCGCCCGCCAGGTCGAGGAGTTCAAGGACCGAGACCGGACCGAGTCGGAGAAGCTCGCGGCGAAGGCCGAACGGGCTGCCCAGCGGGAGGCCAAGGCGACCGCCCGCGCGGTGGCGGCCGAGGTCCGCGCCGCGGCCGGAGAGTTCGCCGACCCGACTGACGCGGTGGACGTGCTGATGCGTGACCCCAGCCAGTACGTCGAC